AAAGCTAAAATTAAATTTGTACAGGCTGGAAGACGAGCAGGTAAAACTAGATCTGCTCTACAGGAAGCATTACGACAAATCAGAGAAGCATCAATAAACCCTGTACAGTTTCCAGGTAAGAAAGAAAAGTTAACCGCAGAACAAGCAGGACTTGTACCTCCTATTCATATTTGGACTGTTGCACCTACAAGAGCACAGATGATGCAGGTATGGAATGAGATGCAGGCCTTTATTCCGAAACACATAGTTCGTAAAACAAGAACCAAAGCACAAGCTGGTGGTAGAGGTGGTGGATTTAAACAAGATGACCTTCATGTGTGGTTAGATTTAAAAGATGAGAAAGGCAACTGGTTACCCAACAGATGGAGACAATCTGTATTTTGGGAACTTAAGTCTGCTGACAACCCTGAAGGATTACAGACTGTAGGTCTTGATTTTCTACACATGGCAGAATCCCAAGACATCAAAGAAGCTGCGTGGAACAAGGTCAGACCTACACTTAACTCTCCTGGAAGATTGGGTAGGGCCATTGTTGAGGGTGTTCCTCCAGAGAGTTCTCAGCATTGGTTTGCAAGGAACTTTAAGATTGCAAAGGAAACTCCTTCTACAAGAAGACAGGCTTTTCACGCATCCACCTTTGACAACCCCTACCTGACAGAAGATGACAGACTTGAGATTGAAGAAGAGAAAGGATCTCTTACTGAGGGTATATGGGAAAGATTCTATATGGCAAAACAACCAGAGGGAGCAGGTAACTTTTTTAGAAATATAACAAAGGCATACACCAAAGATGCCTACGAACTTATGCAGCCACTTGAAGAAGCAAGTTATGTTGCAGGTCTTGACTTAGGTAGAGCCAATGATCCAACAGTCATGGTAATCAAAGATAGAATGACAAGAACATCCGTATTTGCAATAGAACTTATGAAGACTGATTGGTCACTTCAGGTAGAAACAATCAAGAATGAAGCTATTAGATGGAACATAGAAGAGGTCTACATGGACTCAACAGGACTGGGTGGTAAGCTGGGAGAAGACGTGCTGTATCGTGAATTACTTGAACATTCTATTCCTGTAATAGGATACAACTTCACACCAAGTAAAAAGTATCAGTTGTTCTTAGATTATGCATTGTCACTTGAAAAAGAGACTGTTGCATTTCCACAGAGTTGGGGTAAACTAATAAGTCAGTTAGAAGATATTGCTCATAGGGAAACGGCAAATCGAGGTCACCAGTTCTATTCGGTGTCTGGAGGTAGGGATGACTGGGTTGATGCAGAATGTTTAGCTTTAATGGCTTGCGATCCTGCACAAGAAGTCATGGAACTACTTACAGCTCCTAGATCAAAACGAGGTATTAAACCTCTAAATAGCAACTACAGAAGCAAGGGATCGAGGATCTTGAGGTGGAGAGAAGAGAGAAAACTCCTTGCCATGGAAGAAGAAGGAACTAAAGCCTTATGACAATGAGTTATGGTTCAGGTTCTGGCAGCAGTGTCAACCCTGAAGAAGAGATAGCACGAGAGGGTGCTAATCCGTTAGAAGAGCCTTTACTTACTATTGAGTGGGTAGAGAATACTCTTGAAAGCGGAAGAAGAAAATTTGACACATTCTACGACAACTGCGAAGAAGCCGAAGATTTTTATTTATCAAACTTTGATTTTTCAGTTCCAGAGACAGGTTCACAGATAAGACTTGGAACTGCAAGTTCAACAATCAACACACTTGTTGCTCACGTCACACCACAATTTTTAGATATATCAGTACCACCACCAGGTCCTAAAGGAAGTGCAAGAGCAGAACTGCTTGAGAAGTTTCTCAGGGGTGCGAATCATATGCTTGAGCAGTTCTCACCAACAAGAAGAGAAACAGCAAAACACATGGCACTTTATGGAGTTGCCTTTGAAAAGACTGAATTTGCAGCCAACAGATGGGAAGAGTTTCCTGAGCCACCAGAAGATGGTGACATTGGTAATTATCAAGAGCAACTACAAGATGTACTTAACAGAAGAAATATAAACTGGCCTATAACCTCAACTTGCGTAAATCCCAAGATGATGGTTTGGGATATCAACAATATACAGAACCCACGATGGGTGATGCACTTTTACGAAATTGATGCATCATGGGTAAAAGCTCACTTTCCGTCATGGGATGGACCTGTAGAAGGAACAGTGGAATTTGTGGAAACCTGGACTCACAGTCAAGTATGTTACATGGCTGAGGGCAAATTCGCATTAGAGCCGAAGCGACACGGCTACAAGACTTTGCCTTTTACAATGTACTGGCCCCACACAGGTCTAATGAGTGACGGGTATGATCCCGAAAAACTCTACAGAGGAATACTGCATGGTAACTTTGATATGCTTAGAGCAGAATCAAGACTTGCATCTCAGTACCTAGATATTGTTGGTAACAGTGCTTGGCCTACTAGAGACTTTAGAGGTCCTCCTGGTATTACAGAACAGGTTATGGAACAGTACGAAGAGACACCTGGTGCAAAGAACTTCTTACCTCAAAACGTAAACATAGAAAGAGCAATCACACCAGATCCACCGAGTTCTATTGTGGTTGCACAGCAGATGATGCAACAAGCTATTGAGGATAACACTGCACCTGCCGTATCAAGAGGTCAAAGACCAACTGGTGCTGCAAGTGGTTATCATACGGCTGTATTAGCAGGTATAGCTGCACTTAACTTTGGTGCGTATGTAGAAGCAGCCCAGAGAGGATTACAAGATAGAAACTCTATTATCTTGCACATTATCGAGAATGTAATTCAAGACAAGGTAACTGTATTCGGTAAAACAGAAACAGGGCCTATGGATGCAATCATAAGACCAAACGATATTAGAGGTCATTATGTAAACATGGTACAACTTACTCCTACTTCTCCAGAAGAACAGGAAAGAAAACTAAATCTTTACAATAGTCTTTGGAGAACAGGATTCATTGATCAAGATACTGCACTTAGAAAAGCAGGTGTGTCAAATGCACTTGAAGTAAGATCTAAGTTACTTGCAGAAGGATTCTTGAAGAGTGAGCAAGTACAACAAGTATTGCAAGGTGAAGCTGCTAGAAGAGTGCCAATACTCCAACAGTTAGTTGAAGCAAGTGGTGCAGCAAGCGGACAAGAAGCTGAACAGATAGCACAGAATATACTTAACACTCAAGGACAAACACAATTACCTAATGCGGGTAATTTTAGTACAACTAATCAACCTCAAAGATCTCCTGCGACAGAAAGGGCAAGAGTAGAGACAAATACAAGACCTGTTGTTCCTGGGAGTTTAAGAGAACAAGAATTAGTCGGTAGACAGATAGCTTCACCTCGTACTGGAAACAGAAGAGTTCAAGGAAGAGATCTACCACCAGGACTAGGAGTATAATGGCAAAGAAGAAAAACACATCAATAGATATAGCTTTCGGGGAGTTTGACACAATGGTAGGCAAATTTTTAGAACAAGCTGACATTTCATTCAAGGATGTTGTTAAACCTGAGATGCCAAAAGACAAACCAAAGAGAAAACAAAACCCCTTGAATATGAACAACAACCCATTTAGGATATAAGCATGGCAATATATAAAATTATTTTAGATACAGGAACTGAATCAACAGTTAGTGCAGGCAATAGAGTTGAAGCTATAAGGGAAGCACAAGAACAGTTTGGAAACAGAGTAAGAGCTGTAAATTTGCAATCTGGAACTCCAACAACTCCCTTTGCAGCAAATGAACAAACTCTTGCACCTACAGTTGGTGGTATTGATGCTATTGTTGGAAATGTTACTGGAACAACAACCCCTGCTGGAAATATCCCTCTTATGGCCCCTATTGGAGATCAAGAAAGACTTGAACAATTAAGGCAGGAACAACTTGCTCAAGAAGCTGATAGATTAAGACTTCAAAGACTAGAAGAAGAGCAAAGACAAGAAGAGCTAAGAAGAGAAAGAGAAGAGCAAGACAGACTTGAACAAGAAGAGAAAATTGAAAAAGATCCAAATGTGCGTGAATATCTTGAACAAACAAGGCAGGTAAATAACCCAATTTTTGATAGGATTGATCGTTTTACTGGTCAAATGACAAGAAGGCTGATTGACCAAAAAGAATCCCCTGCTGGCACAACATATAGACATTACCAATACTCATACGAAAGAGATGGCAGACAGATTGTAGAGGATGTTTTCATGCTAGTTGATGGTAATGAGGTAAATAGTTTTTCACCAGAAAGATCAGAAACTCCTATAACAGAGGATGCTTATACTAGGAATCCAAATATAACTTCATTGCAACCAAACGATTTAATTGTCACAGGTGTTAAAACAGGATTAGCTGTTAATGGTATACGGGAAGCGTATGCAAGAAATGCTAACTCTGATAGTGCAAACTTTCCTGATTGGTTTACAGATACTTTAGCACTTAGTGGTTTGCAATTTAGAGAAGATAACGCAGGAAGTGATAACGAGCCGTTTTTTACATATAACTTAAGAGGTTTAGATACTTCTCCAGGCTCTGACATAATTGATCCTAGCACAGGAGAGACTCTTACCAGTGAGCCAGCCAGCCCTGAGACAGAAACACCTGGTGCAGAAACTACTGAAACAGAAACACCTAGTGCAGGAACACCTTTAGCATTAGCAGGAGATGGTCCACAAAATGTTGTTGTTGGATCAGATAGAGCTGCTGGAACTCCTCTTGTCACAATAGATGATGTATCAGGAGAGTTTCTTGATTTCGATGTAAATGATGCTTTATCAAACTTTTTGGCAACATCACCTGCTTTAGGTTTAAATCTACCAGTAGATGCAGATGGCAACAGGCGAAACATAACTCCAGACGATTTTCCTGGTTTTCCTCCTGAAATATTAGATCCAAACAATTTATTTATAAGAGTAACTGAAACTACATCAGTCGCTGATGCAGATGGGAATCTAATACCTGCAACCTCAACAAGAGTTGTGCCAAACCCTGCTGTTGAACTTTTACTTGCACAGTACGCTGAAAGAGTAAGGGCATTGACAGATTTACAAGGTTCAGCAGATGACATCTTACAGGCACAAGTAAGTGCATCAGGTGGTTTGTTTGGAGGGCCAACTGGTTCTTTGGATCTTGAACAACTTGAAGATTTAGAAAGAGAAACTAGGTCAATACAGGCTTCTGGTGGTAGGTTGGTGCAAGAAAGAGTATTTGATGCAGAGGGAGAACCAACAGGACAGTTTAGAGAAGTATTAACACCTCTTGGTCAACAAGAACTTACTCAAGAAGCATTAAGGCAATCTGGTGGGTTGCTTGGTGGTTTTTATTCACCTTTGGATGCAAGTGGTCAACCTCTTGATGCAGGTCAACAAAGATTTGTGCAAGGTTTTACACCACAACAATTACTTCAAAGACAAGAAGAAGAACTTAGAAGAGGTAGACAACAAGAACTTGAAGTTCTAGAAAGACAAAGAGAAAGGGATCTTGAGCTTGCAAGAATAAATCAAGCACCTCAAACATTTAGAAATATTGCAGATTTATACTCAAACCCTGCACAGTTGGCTGCAATAGTAGCTTCAGGTGGCTCTCCCCTACTTAGAGGTCAGTTGCCAGGATCTGTGCCACTACCGCAGACTGCAATGCAAACTGGTGCTATGACACCACAGCAAGCAAGTGCAACACCATTTAATATTACAAATCCAAGTGGAACAGTATTTGATCCAAACTTTGTGCCTATTGGTGGAAGAACAATAGAGGGTGACCTTAGAAGACAAGAAGCAAACCCTTTCAATGTAAGAAATTTTTCTGGTATTACCGAAGACAGATTAAATAGACTTACTGACATTGAACTTGCAAGAGCTCAAGGTGAAGCTGCTGCTCAAGGTATAACACCTTTGGGATTAGCAAGGATTGGAGAAGAAAACACTCCTGCCGACACAGGTCCTGACCTAAGTGGTTACTTAGCACCATCAACATTATTTAGATAGGAGAGAAATGGTAAGTCCTTTTGATCCAAGATTTCAACAACTGCTAAGAGCTAGAGAAACTAGAGAGACAGCAAAAAGAGCACAAGAGATTGCTGAGACTCCGCAGTTTCAAGATCCAACTACACCTTTAGGTCAAGCTGGTGTACAGAGCTTAGAACAGAAAAGAAATGTAACACCACTTGTTGTTGAACCTGAACAACCAAAAGGTTTGTTTGGAAAAGCTTTATCAGCGATTAGTTTTTCAGGAGATGTAGGTAGTGCATTTGCAGTACAAGTTCTTTCACGAAACAACTTTCTTAGAAAACTAATTGAGTCCAGTCCTGAAACTCAAAGACAAAAAGGTGGCATAGGAACAGAAAGGCCTGTTTATGAAACCATATCTCAAAGAAGAAGAGAATTGCAAAAAGATGGAAAAAGCTTTTTATCTAGTACAAGACAGGCTTACAACGAAGCAAAATCAAATAAAGAATTTAGAAGAGGTGCAGCGTTTACATCAGAGGTAATGTTTGATCCTCTTACATATTTAGGTATAGGAACAGTAGGTAAGGTTTTTAAAGGTGGTAAAGCTGTTGCAGATACAGCAGCGACTAAAGTAGCAAAGAAAAGAATATCTACAAAACGTCAAACAACAAACAGTATTGATAAGAACGCAGAAGAAACTATAAGTTCACAGGGTTTAGGCAAGATAGCAGAAAATCTTAAGAAAGTACCTTTTGTAGGTGGGTTTGCAGAAAAGTTTACCTCTGCCGTAAAAGGTACAAACTTTACTCTTGATGTTTCTGATCCAATTCAAAGATTAGCAGGTAAGATAAATATACTAAGAGGTAACGCTGAAAGCAGAGTTGCTGCCGCTATGGGTTCATTAGTTCCTGTTGCACTTAGAAGTAGTATTGGATCTAAATCGTTTTTATCAAGAAAAACTGGCGTTGAAAAATTATTTCAAGTTGATGATGCAGGCATGATGGAAGTAACTTTAAAGAAATCAGGTGTAGCAGAGGATGCAACAGGCACTAAAATAAACCTTGCAGGTATTACAGAACAGTTTACGAAAAATAAACAGACTGCCGTTAACTCACCATTTAAAAACACCGAAGGTAAAACATTTATTGGTAATGTGTTTGAAAGAGCTTTTCCTGTTGTCAAAGAAGGTGAAAGCCTTGATGATTTTGCTGTTTCATATTTTAAAAAACAAGGTAGAGCAGATGCAGATAATCTTGGTTGGCTTGATTTAGCACCAACGGATTTAAAAAAGTTTTCTGCTTATGAAGGACTATCTGATGGACAGCTTTTATACATGAGAAATGTATACAAACACATTGACGAGATTGCAGAAGAAATGACTGATGCAGGTGTAGAGTTTGCAAAACTGTCACAAAAATTTATTACAAAAGACGGAAATAGAAGAAGGTCATACTTTCCAAGACAACTTGTATTCCAGGGAATGGATGAAGCAAGACAAGATGCAATCATAAAACAATCAGGATCTGCAATTCCTAAGAATGTAGGTAAGAGAAGAAAAATATTTGACGATGCAGAGTTTGATACTCAAGTAAGAGACCTTGTAGATGACGGAAAAATTAAAGTTGGTAATAGTGTTGACGGAGTTATTGAAGCCTATACAAGGGGTGCATTTAAACTTATTGATGATTCAATAGTAGAAAAAGAAATAGCGGCTGAATTTAGAAAAGAAGGTGTTAAAGGTTTTGCTATGCAGACAACTCAAAGAGCAAGAGTTTTAAAACAACTTAGACAGGAAATTAAAACACCAACTAAGAAGAAAGCTAAATTGCAAGAAACGCTTAGACTTGCAGGAATGGGTACTTTTGCAAAAAACCTAACTGATGATTCAATAGCAAAAATGACTAAAAAAATTGAAAACATGGAACAATTAGATTTTGGTAAAAACTATTTCTTTGATATTGGAGACCAAGATTTTTTACGAAGAATAGCTGCACTTGAAGTAACAGAACCTGCACAGAAATTTAAATCTATCGGTGGTGCACTTGGTAACTTAGGTGACATTATGAGAGTTGGTAGAACTGGGTTTGACTTTGGTTTTTCATTACTACAAGGTTTGCCTATACTTGGGCTTGCCACTTCAAAATTACTTACTGGTGGAGTTAAAGAAGCTGGAAATCTTTACAAGGCATGGGGTACATCAACTAAACAAGGTTTCAAAGTTCTATTTCAAAAAGAATCGATGGAAACTTTTATGTCAGAAGCAGCACAAAAGCAAATAACTGTAATTGAAAATGGTGAAGCAGTTACAAAAAGTTTACTTCAGGCGTATGTAGATAATGGTGGTGCATTAGGTAGAAAAGCAACTGATATATACGCAGGTCTTGATAATTCTATATTTACAGGAGACAAAGGCAGAATACTAGCAGAGGGAAGAAAAGCACTAACCAATCAAACGCTAAGAAGGTTTGAAGACTCATATACTCACGCATCAGATGTCCTAAGACTAAAAGGTTTTGAAGCTATGTATCAAACTGCCAACAAAGCAGATGGTGGATTAAGAGGTCTTACAAATTTTTTAAATAAGTCTACAGGCGCACTAAACCCAACAGAAGCAGGTATAAGGCCCAGTCAGCAGGCAATAGAAAGAGCCTTTTTATTTTTCTCACCACGATATACAAGAGCAAGTTTTTCTCTATTGGCAGATGCTGCAAGAGGTGGCGTACAAGGACAGGCTGCAAGACAGGCACTAATCGGTACTGCTGCATTTGGTTTAGGAACATACCTTGCAATGGCAGAAGCATTAGGTCAGGAAGCTGATCTTGATCCTAGAAGCGGAAGTTTTTTAACAGTGAAAATAGGTGATGACAGAATTGGTTTTGGATCTTTCTGGAAAAGTTTTACAAAATCTGCTGTAAAGATTGGTGATAGTGCAATTACAGATGAAAATATTTACGAACAAGGTGTACTTGGTAATTCAATGGATTATTTGATGGGTAGGGGTTCACCAATAACAGGTGTTATTAGAGATATGTGGAAAGGTACAAACTTTCTTGGTCAAGAGTTTGAAGATGCAGGTGATGTATCTAAACACCTTGGTACACAATTTATGCCGTTTTGGTTAGAGAATCTTACCCTAGGTGATCCTTACAGAACTGGTATTGCAGGAACACTTGGTGAATTTACAGGACTAAACGCAAAACCTCAAAGTGTTTGGGATAGAAGAAGAAGTAGAAGAGATACTCTTGCTTTTGACCAATATGGAAGATTATATGAACAACTTAACAAAGTTGAAAAAGACAGCGTGAACCAAGACGAAAACATAGTTGAATATACAAAACTTGCAAGAGAAATATCAGATAAAAACAGTGATGATCTATATGCTCAACAAGAAATTTACTACGATGAAAGAGAGAGAATAAGAAACGAATATCAAAAAGATTTTGCTGAAGTTTCTGCTGCCGTGCAAAACGATTTAATAAGTATCAGAGACTTAAGAGACAGTGACAAGTGGAAAAAACTAAATGCAGAGAGAAGAACAAGATATAAAGATTTTTATGCAAGACTAAAGCCAGGTGGTGATCTTGCTAAAGTACAAGAATATTTTACAGACATAGGTGAAAAATTTAATGACAATGCACAGATAGAAGATCAAATAGCAGAGATTTACATTGAAACTGTTTTGAACAACGAAGCATTTGATAAGCCTGAAGGTTACGATTACAGAGCAAAAGAAATCGCTGAAGCAGAGTTTATCAATTT